TCGGGTCTATAGTAGTTATTCATTGGGTTTATTGGGGACTTCGGCACCCTTTTTTATGGAGGAAAAATGAGCAAAAAAGCAATTAAGTTTGATGAAGACAAAAACAGAATGGAGCTAATACCTGTTTATCCTATCCAGGAGATTGGAAGGGTTATGACTTTTGGTGCGAGCAAATACGCAGACAGAAACTGGGAAAAAGGCTTTAAATATAGCAGGGTAATTGGAGCTCTGTTGAGGCATATTTTTGCTTGGTATTCAGGCGAAGACAAAGATCCAGAAACCGGAATAAGCCATCTTGCGCATGCTGGTTGTTGCTTGTTCTTCTTGCTTGAATTTGAAAGGTCTGGGGCAGGAACAGAAGATAGGGTAAAGCATGCTGAACCGAGGAGAAATGATGAGTAGATTTCAAGGAAAAGACGGCATGTGGAATGCCAAGGCTGGCAGGAATGACCAAAACGTTTTTGCTTACGGAGCTATGGCAAAAATATTGGGCTTAGATGTTAGTCAGTATACAGACTTTTATTTTAAATGTGTAGAAAGAATAACAAATGATGAAATTATAATTAACAGAAGACCAGGCTTAAAACGGCCGCCTCTTTCTCACGATGAAGCAATGGGAATTATGTCAATGAAGCTTGATAAAATGCTCTATGACCGCCTGAAAAGCAACCATTGGGTTTACTGGGGAAAGGGCTCATCATTGGGTAAAAATTTCTTTGAAAAGCTATTGGGCGCACTTATTGAAGCGATGGCTCCAAAAATAATAGTAAGAGGTTTTAGCGTAACAGTGAAAAAGCCTGGATTATCTGACCGGAATAAGTGGTGGAAGGGTAAAGTTGACAAAAACACTGCGCATTTTGCAGTTAGGCTTAACCCAGCTCAAACATACGCAATTAAAAAGCATTATGGGAAAAAATACCACAAAGAAGAAATAAAATTTTATGCATTTTATAAAGATTTAGTCTTAAAGAAAAATCCTCGCAATAATCAAGACCATTCCACCAGGAATCAAATGTGGGTAATGGCAATTATGGCTAAAGATTTTAGGTATGCTAAAAAATTAAAACCGTGGATATCATTTGAGGCTTATTTTGGGGCTGAGCATGATTTCACAATAGCAATAAAGAAGAAATACGGAGTTAAATGATGGGTAAGAAATCTGAAAGATGGGAAAAAATTAACAGAGAACTTTACGAAGTAATTGAATTAAACGAAATGTCAGCTACAGAAGTAATAACTTATTTCGAAAAAATAAAATTCGAAGTTGCGTTTGCTATTTTATTCGATTCTAGGTTGGAGGAAATGTGAAAATTAAGAAAACAGACGGATACACATTTGAAAGCTATGTCAAATGGGAAATTGAAAAGCTAAAAGTTAAGCACACGATGAGATACATATCCATAGCTCTTGGAATGCATTTTTCAACTTGCAGAAACAAATTGCATGGTAAAAAAATTGATTTAACTTTTATTAGTGAGTTGGAGTCTAAAGGATTAATAAGCCTTGGAGGTTGGTGCAAATGAAAACTAAAGAGTTCGATTGTTTTGTTCATAAAAGGGTTTTAAGTCAAAAAGATATGTATAGTGAAATCAGATTTTTTGATTGTGAAGATCATATAAAAGCTAAACTCATTATAGAGATTCCAGATAAAAAGATTGAAATTACTGAGAGTCAGTTTGATGAAATATTTAAAAAACTAAGCTGCTTTGGTGTTGGTTCTAAGCTTTGGCATATTTACAGAAATTTTCATCGTGAATATAAAAAAGAACTAGGGTTCACAGATGATTGATAATGAAGTTAATAAAATTATCGCCGAGTTTATGGGATGCACTCAAAAAACTTATAAGTGCTCAAAAGATAAACTTATGGTTCAGGATTACATAGAATTAAAATGGCACGATACAGGCTTAAAAACTTACACCAAATCCCTAGACACTTTAGTTCCGGTTTGGGAGAAACTAAAGGTTAATCAAGTAAGACTTGGTGATTCGTATGGTTTCGATCAGTGCCAGATACTAAAAGGTATTGATCCAGTGACTTGGTGCGATGGTAACACAATTCAACAAGCCGCAGCTCATGTAACGGCTAAAGCTATTTTGGAATTAAAGGAGAAACAATGAAAAAATTAGTAAACGTAGTAGAAACAAACGAAACAGCATTTGAATCATTGTTAGGAGAGCAAGTTACTATTTTTTCTCTTAACTACATTTATCACGGTGAATTGATAGGCGTTAATGATGAAAATGTATTGATTAAAAATCCTAAGATTGTTTATGAGACTGGAAAGTTTTCAGAGGATGGATTTAAAGATGCTCAAAGTTTATGCTGTGATGAGTTTTTTATCCAGAAAGGCACAATAGAATCATTTGGAGTCTTAGGTAAAAAGAATGATTAGAGGCAAGAAACAAAAATGGAGCAGGAGCAGGAGCAGGAGTTGGAGCAGGAGCAGGAGCAGGAGTTGGAGCAGGAGCAGGAGCAGGAGCGAGAGCGGGAGCGAGAGCAGGATCTGGAGCGGGAGCTGGGGCTGGATCTGGAGCTTGAGCTGGGGCTGGAGCGGGAGCGAGAGCGGGAGCGAGAGCTTGTGACACCAACTAAGTTTTTTCTTATATGGTTAGTTTTATCAATACCAGTAGCATTTTTATGGTGTGTGCTGATTAGGAGGGGTAAGTGAAAAAGTATGAATTTGCGGCTTGCGATACAGTGTTTCACCAAGAAGCAGGTTTAATTTGTAGAAAAACTGCGGAAATAGATAGGCTAAAACAGCAACTCGATGATGCTAATAAGGTGATAGCTGGTTTATCCAATTATTATGATCTAAACAGCGGTTTTTGGTCAGCAACAGAATATCAATTTTTAAGAGATGCCAGAGAATATCAAGTTAAGTGGATTAAAGATGAGTGAATTTAATAATCATTTATGCCAAAAAGCTTTTGAAAAATATAATTCGGGATTAAGGCGAGAGATAGAAGAAATAGAATTTGAAAACAAGCAACAAATAACTAATTTTGTTAGATCTAAAATGAATAAACTTTTTACTGAAAAGAGTAAAAGAATATTTAAAAAAGAATCCGTAATAAGAAAACTTAAGCAGCAACTAGATGAAGCTAATAAGGTGATAGAGTTTTATGATAACGCTCATGTAAAAGATATAAACATAAGGATGCTTAAAAACAAAGCCAGAGCATATCAAGCTAAGTGGGGTAAATAATTGATAATGCCAGAAAGATGGATAAAATCGAATTATCCATGAAATGGGATTAATGAAGCTAAAATATACTATTAGCTTGGTTTGTATTTTACTTGTTTGTAGCATCAAACATAATTTTAATTTTTGATTTTGCCATTGATATAATAGGCATAACAATTGACTTTTTTAAGATAGAAATTGCACGATAGTTTCTCTTATCGTGCATAGAGGTACAATATGATATTAAGTAACAAAGATATAGACTGGGATAATGAAGACTTTCAAAGAGGTGTTAGATATGCACTAGAATCTCTTGAATCTCTACAGAATAAATTTTTCCACAAAAAAGAGTGGTGTATTTCTCATGATTTAAATTTTGCACCTATAGAAATACGTGATTACTTATTATTAAAAGCAAGAAAAGATGCACGATAACGTTTGTTGTCATAAAATAGGATAAATGGATATACTTGTTTTATAAATAAATATTAAATATAATTTCTGCATCAACAAACCTATAGCCTCTAAGGAAGTCAACTTTGAAGAAAAAATAACCTATTGATTTAATAAATTACATATGGGATAAAATTTAAGCAGCTAAAATCTTAAGGATTTATTTGCTCAGTCTCTCAAGGAAGCCCCGTTTTTACGGGGTTTTTTGTTTTAGTCTTATTGTCAGTTATATTTAATCAAAAAATGCTTTAGAATTGATTTATGAGGCTCTCGTGGGTGTTTTTATTCTTAATCTCAATTGCTTTCAATCTTATTAATATATCACAAGCATTAGAGGTTATTTTAAATCCCTATGAAGGCCTTCCAACTGAATTTAATTATCCACAAGTTTACGATTACACCGAAGACAACGAGGAGAGCTGTGACTGCGATTGCCAACATTACAATCAGGAAGACACAGGATTTTTTTACGATTCTTTCTCTCAATGAACAAATTTTTTCCGAAAGTGAGTCAATAGATGTTTCCAACAATATTTTTGGATGGATTGCCAGAGATGGCGCTAATAAAAAGTCAATCGGGTTTTGTACTGCTACCAATATTGGGTCAGGAATTTTATACTTATCTAGGAGCGGATTACTATCTGGTTATAGAGGAAGAGGTTTACAGCGCCGCTTCGTCAGAATCAGGGAACGATTTGCTAGACAAAATAAATTTCAAACGGTGATTACTTACGTTCATCCTGAAAACCATTCGAGCTTCGTTACTCTAATAAAAATGGGATATGAAATTTACGATCCAGAATATGATTATGTAGGTGATGAGTTTATCTACTTGAGGAAGAATGTAAAGTAATATATATTCAAACCAATGATCCTCTTGTGGGATTATTTCCTTTTTTCGCAAGTTTCACCCTCCTGAGCCCTACTTTTCAGGAGGGTTTTTTGTATCTACTGGAAAATATTTATCAAACTATATTAATATGATTTGTGAAGCTGTGCTTCGATTTACTTTGTCTGTGACATAGGAAATAAAATGGTTGAGCAAAAAAATCTAGGCGGAAGACCTAGTGTTTACAATGAAGAACTCCAAAAGAAAGCTGACGATTATTTAGACTTTCCCTTATTCGAAACAATATCTAAAGAAGTAGTTGTCAAAGATCAAATCCAAGTAATTAACATCGAAAGACCCAATAGCATTCCAACGGTTGCGGGCTTAGCGCTTCATCTCGGAATAAGCAGGGAAACAGTTTATGCCTGGGCAAAAGACACCAAGAAGAGTCAGTTTTCTGACACTTTTAATAGACTTAAAGCAAAACAGCATGAATTTTTAGTTTATCACGGCCTTACCAGGGGTTATGATTCCAGCTTTGCAAAGTTTATGGCCGTAAATGTCACTGACCTTCGAGACAAAGTAACCCAGGAGAATACCGGAACAGTTGAAATTGTAATTGACAACGATGATGCCGATTTATAATGGCGATACTTGAAAGACTAAAACGAACAATAAAGAAAACTTTAATTCAAATTAAAGCCATAAAGCTGATGGCCGGAATAGCTACTTACATAATGCTCTATGGGGGATCCAGGTCTGGAAAAACCTTTATTATTGTTTACGCAATTATAGTAAGAGCATCAAAGAAAAAATCTAGGCATGTAATATTAAGGCATAGATTCAACGCTGTTAAAACTGCCATCTGGATGGATACAATGCCGAAAGTAATAGACCTGGCGTTTCCAAAGCTAAAAGATTCATGGTTCAGAAGAAATAAAACAGATTTCGTATGGGTTTTGCCAAATGGTTCAGAGATATGGGTAGCCGGATTAGATGACGAAAAGAGAGTTGAAAAAATACTCGGTAAAGAATACTCAACCATGTATTTCAACGAGTGCTCTGAAATAGTTTATTCATCAATTGAAATTGCAATAACCAGGCTTGCGGAAGATTCCGGCCTTGTTCCCAAAATATATATGGATATGAACCCCCCAACTAAGCGGCATTGGTCTTACTCTTTATTTATCAAGCTAATAGATCCGATAATGAATGAGCCAGTAGATGAGCCAGAAGATTACGCCAGCATGATAATGAACCCAAAAGATAATGTTGATAATTTATCTAAAGGGTATTTAAAAAGGCTTTCCAGGCTATCGGAGGAAATGCGAAAAAGGTTTGAGGATGGAGAGTTTACGGATGCAAATGACGGAGAGGCTTACTATGCTTTTGTGCGAGAAGATCACGTCAAAGAGACTCCCAAAGCTGCCGGAACATTACTAATTGGAATGGATTTCAACGTTGACCCTATGACTGCCATTATTTGCCAATATATAAACGGAATTTTCTACATACAAGACGAAGTTTTTTTAAGAAACAGCGATACTTTTAAGATGTGCGATGCCTTACTGAAAAAGAGATATAGAGGGCTAGTTATACCCGATTCAACCGGAAAGAATAGAAAGACATCTGGAAAGTCTGACCATCAAATATTAAAAGATTATGGGTACAAAATACCGAACGGAATAAAAAACCCATTTGTATCTGACCGCGTCAATAATGTTAATAGGTTGCTGACTGAAGGGAGGATAATTGTTGACCCTAAATGCCGGAAACTTATTGGGGATCTAGAGAAAGTTGTCTGGAAAGATAATAAACTAGACCAGAAGAGTACGCCGGAAGCAAAACTTTTAACGCATATTTCAGATTGCTTGGGCTATGTGTGCTGGCATATTGATCCAATTGTGGGCTATGGCGAGGAAGTATCAATAACAAGGATGAGATAACATGACTAATTTAGCAAACCAGGCTTACCGCCAAAAACTAATTCAATCAATTGAGTCTGAAGACAATAGGGCCAGAAAACAATGGAGTCTTCGCCAATTTGAAGTTCAAAACGGAAGAATTCAGCAATATGTAAAAGAAAACCTGGAGTCACAGCTTTACGAGGAAACAGTTAGAGAAATGCCGATTGTTAGCTCAATCAATATACAAGCCAGAGTTGTTGGGGCAAAGGCAACTATCTATAAAAAGCCAGCAGAAAGAACATTTACAAACTTAGTTGAAGGATCTGACCAGGAAGAAAAGCTTCGTCTAATTTACAAAGATATGAAGGCAGACATGCGTCTTAATAAGATGAATAAAAACTACATTTATCAAGAGCAATCCATCGGGATGGTTGTGCCAATAAATAAAATGTTAAAGCTTAGAGTTTTGTTGATGCACCAAATTGATGCTATCCCTGACCCGAACGATCCGGAGAGTTCAAAAGGTTATATTCTTTCTGTTTTTGACCGTGAAAACTATATTCAGCTTTACCAGGATAAAAAAGAGCGTGACCCAGCAACTGGTAACGTTGGAAGATCGGTAAGTTCATCAGCTTCACCATCAAGCGCGGAGAGCCAAGAAGTATCAACCGAATACGATTTTAAAAGATATGTTCAGCGATATATTGTTTGGGATAATGAATATAATTTCATGATGAATGGGGCAGGAGAAGCCATAGATCCGCTTACTGGTGAGCCATCCAATGATCTTGAAATATTCTCTCCTCTTTTGGATGAGGGAATTATGCCATTTTTTGAAGTGGCAAGAGATAAAGATTTTGAATACTTTGTTAGGGCTGGAAACGCTTTGACTGACTTCACAATTCAATTCAATGAAAGGCAATCTGACCTGGCAAACAATATGAAAATGAACGGATATGCTGTTGGGATATTAAAAAGCCCTAGTGACCTTAGACCACAGAATATGGTTATCGGTCATTCTCAATTGGTTCACTTGCCCACAGATAACCCAGACGCTGACGTTGATTTTAAATTTGCATCCCCGAATTCCAATATCAGTGAAATATCTGATGCCAATGACAGGATGCTGAATTATTTCATCACCTCAGAAGGATTAGGCGGAGAAGTGGTTAATTCTAGGGGTGAGACAGAAAGAAGTGTTTCCGGTGTTGACCGTTTTTTAAAAGCTGTTCAAAAGATGGAGGCGCACCAGGATGATTACGAGGTTTTCAGATGTGCGGAAACTGATCTTTATAACATCGTAAAAGCCTGGCTTAGAGTTCTAAACGGAACTGATATGCTCGATCAAAAGTATCAAATCACCAATTTAGATCCAGAAAGTGAGGTCATGGTTAAATTCCACCAGCCAGAAATGATGCAAACTGAAAAAGATAAGCTGGATAATATCGAAAGAAAGATTGACTTGGGTGTTATGAGCCAAAAAGAAGCGCTTATGGAGCTTAGGAGCATAACTGATAAGTCAGAAGCAGATAAAATATTAAAAGAGATTGAGAGCCATTCTGAGGCTTCTGATGAAGAGGAGAGCGATGCCGAGACTGAAGAGAGCTAAGGGAGAAATAACCGTAAGTCTGTCTGAGATGTCACAAGAGATAAATCTCGAAGATTATTTGGGTAGGGAGCCAACACCAGAAGAAAAGAAAAGGTTTGCTGATCTGGCAATTGATACAATCGTCAATAGAACTTTAGATGGGCAGACAATTAACCAGGGTAAATTTAAGCCATATTCAAAAGCTTATGCTGATGAAAAGGGCGTTACTCAGGATTCAGTTGATCTATTTCGAGAGGG